GATACATCCGCAAAAGTATCAATGGGAGACATAAATGGAAGTCCGCAAATCTAACGAAAATATAAATAATAATGGTAAAACCCTAAGTGGATATGCGATTCTATTTGATACAGAGTCTCGCACACTACATGAAATGGGTAGAACCTTCAAAGAAACCATCAAGCGTGGTGCTTTTGACATCAATCCTACACAAGATCACGATGTCAAACTCTATTTCAACCATGACACCTCAATGCCTCTTGCTCGTCAGCGAAATGGTTCGCTAAGATTGTTTGAGGATGCCAAAGGTATCAGATTTGAAGCAGATCTTCCCGATACAACGCTTGCTAATGACATTCGTGAACTTATAAACAAGGGAACTTTGTCAGGTGAAATGTCTTTTGGTTTTTCAGTTCGTAAAGACAAATGGCAAGGAACGGATAAGAGAACGGTAGAGGAAGGAATACTATATGAGATCTCGGTAGTTACAGATGCTGCCTACCCACAGACCTCTTCTAAACTTCGCAGCATCATGTCAGAAATAAACAACAAGCGAATCAAACTTATTCGCAGGAGACTCAAATAATGGAAGACCTTATTCTAAAGCGCAACCAACTCACAACCGAGTTGCGTAACACAATCGACAAGTGGGAAGTCGAATCTAAAAACCACGCAAACAACTTCGACGCTGACGCTAACGGACTCTACAAGGAGCGTTGCGCTAAGATCGAAGCAGATCTTGATGCTGTAGAAGCACAGATCTCACGCAATGCTACCCGTGCTAAACTTGATCGTGAAGACAACAAACCAATCTTTGATACCCGTGGCGTTTCCAAGGGAACCGTTGGTGATCGTAAGGAAGATTGGGGTCGTAGATTCATCAAAGCACTCGCAAAGGGTGACAATGGCGAACTTCGTCAACTTCAAACAGAGAACTTCGATGGTTCACCTGTTGAAAATCGCACAATGATTATTGATACTCTTGCTAATCAACCCGAACCAGCAGTTCCACAAAACTTTGATGAAGTCATTCGTCAAAAGATGTATCAAGAGAATGTCATTCGTCGTATTGCCAAGGTCACAACCATTGATGGTATGAAGAAAATCACCATCGAAGCAGCACTTCCAACAACTGAACTTGTTGCTGAAAATACTGCGATGGCATCTCCAAGTGATCCAACCTTTGGTTCACTCATTGATGTCTTCCCTCGTAAGTTCCAAACCAAGGTCGTTCTTACCAACGAGTTCCTTGAGGACGCACTTAGTGGTAATGGTGGTGTTGGTGGTATTCTCAACTATGTTGCTTCTAAGGTCGCAACAAGCATGAGTCGTTCCCACGAAAACTATTTCTGTAACGGTGCTGTTGCTACTGAACCACAAGGATTGTTCACCATTGCTACTGCTTACAGCAATCGTGTAAACCTTGCTGCTACAAACACAGCAATCACAAACCTTACTGGTGACAATCTCGTAGATGCCTACTTTGCTGTTGGTCCACAATACCGTGCTAATGGTTCTTGGTTGTTCCACGATAACGTCCTCAAGATCATCCGCAAACTCAAGACAACTTCAACTGCCAACGAATACCTCTACAAACTCACCGATACTGGTGATCTTCGTGAAGGTGTTCTCGGAGTCCTCTTGGGTCGTCCAGTCTATGTTTCACCATTCGCATTCAACTCGACCTCTGCCGCAAACAAGGTTCACGCTGTGTTCGGTGACTTCAAGATTGGATACGAAATCTTCGACCGCTCTGGTATGACAACTCTCGTTGATCCATATACAAGCGCAGGATCTGCCGTGACCAACATGTATGCTTACAGCAGACTTGATGCTAAGATCATTCAGTCTGAAGCACTCGCAGTCATCAGCAACCCAGCATCCTAATCTTTTTCCTTTCTTTTCGGGAGAGGGGGATGAAATATTCCCCCAATCCTTTTACCAAATCTTGGAGTAATAATGCCACTACCCGATCTAGCAACAATCAAAAACGCACTCAAGATTGATTACTCAACCGATGATGCTGAAATCATTCGTATTCGTGATGCTGCTATAGCATTCATTGAGGATTATTGTGGCATTAGTATTAACAACGCAACTCAAACCATCTATATGACATATTGGATGAGAACACGTTTTGACAAAGCACCATTTCTACAGATTGAATCTGTTCAATACTACGATAGTGCGAATGCGTTAACAACAATGCCAACAACTGATTATTTTGTAATCCGTTCACATCAACCAAGTGTATATGTAAACTTTAAACAATATCCATCTGTATATGAAGATACTGAAATAATGCTTACATACACAACTGGATACAATGATGAAATACCTGAGCATATTACACAAGCAATCATAGCAATCACAGGTGCTTGGTATAATAATCCTGAAGCAACAGCACCAATCACACTCACCGAAGTTCCTCTATCTGCTCGTTTCATACTTGAAAACATCAAAGTCAAAGGAACACTTGAATGATTAGCGCAGGAAGATTACGATTCAAAGCAACAATCAAACGTGAAAGTGGTTCTGATGTTCTTGGTAAAAAGAATAAAACATTTGGAACCACAGTTGGAACTTTTCGTTGTGATCTAAGAGATATTAGTTCATCTGAAGGTGAATTGTCACTTGGAGTCGCATCAGTCCGATCTTATGAGTGTTTGGCACGTTGGGGTGCTATTGAAGAAGAAGGTCTATTGGAAACAGATAGATTGGTCATTGATGGTATGACATTTCGCATCAATGGTATAAGAAACGAAGCAAATCGTGATCGTCTTGCTACGATAGACATTACGGAGATAAGATGAGTCTACCACAAGCAATCAAAACAATGCTTCAAGGCATTACGGGTGTTACTAATGCCAATATTACATATGGCACACGCAATCAGTTTGCGACTTTACCCGCAATCGCATTTACAATCAACTCAAATGAAACAATGACGGTTGGTTCATCACCACTTCGCAAAGCAGAAATATCAGTAAACGCTGTAGCAGAAACAGCAGAAGCAGCACAAGATCTTGGTGATTTGGTGGCAGCAGAACTCGTAAATGCGACATACGATGGTATTGTTTTTCAAGCAATCGTCAAAAAGAATAATGTTTTAGCAGAGTCACCGTCAGGATATGGTGACGAAACCCTACCTTTCATCTCCACATACACGGCAGAAATCTACTACAAGGAATAATCAATGGCAGCATATACAGCAACAGTTTCAAGTGTCACTTTTGACACCGTTACATTTGAAGCAATCGGAAGTGTGTCAGTATCTTCAGCAAGACCTACAATTGAAATCACTCAAGTTGGTTCAGCAAATGCTCACTTCTTAGCGGGTATTATTACTACCGCTATTTCAGCGGATCTTTATTACAATAAAACAGATCATCAAAAGTTTATTGACCGTCTACAAAATGGAACAACCGCAGCATTTACGTTCACAGCAGCATCGGGAGATACTGTTACAGGAACCGCATTTGTTACTGGTCTTGACATTGTTGCCAGTATGGGTGACATTGTTCGTGGATCAGTTACACTACAAGCAACGGGTATCGTTACCATTGCTGGTGTTGCTGCTGTTGCTGGTGGTAATGAACCATGAGTCTAAAGGACGCACTTACTCTCAAGAATAAGGAGGTAGTCATTGACGGGACTCCCGTTACACTACGTCGTCCTTCTGTCGCAGACCTCGCAGAAGCAGTTCAACAAGCAAAGACACCCGACACATTCGCAGCATGGTTGGTCTACAACCATCTACTTGCTGAAAATGGTAAACTATATTTCTCAAACATTGAAGAAGTATTCGACTGTGATGGTCACTTTGCTGAACTGATTGCTATTGAAGTAGATAAACTTTACGGAGAAGGACGGGACTAGTTGGCGCAGCGGTAAGCGTTCTGACTGCTGCGAGATCCCTTATGAACGCACGAATAGACGAACTAAGTGTCGTGTGGATCAACCACACAATGGATGACACAGATTGGGACGAAATAAGTGCGCTACTCAACAGATCAAAAGTCAGTAAATCAAATAGCAGAAACTTTGAAAAACTTTGAAAAGAAGATAGCAAAGAAACTTCTTCGCAAAGGATTAAAGAAGTTAGGTCAACAACTCGCACTTCGTATCAAGACCAATATTACTTGGAACTCTAAGAAACTTTATCGCTCAGTCAAAGTAAAGATAAAGACATATAAGCGTGGTAAAATCATATGGATGGGTGTGGGATTCATCAACGACAATAGTGATGATTGGAGAACAAAGGTCAAAGCACACGCTTACAATAGTGGTTGGAAACCATATCCAAAAGGTAGACCAACAAATCGTAAAGGTAAAGGGTGGCGTAAAGGTCTAAGAAAACTTGGTGGACAGAAGATTTATAATACTGGTTTTGTCACCCGAGTTCATAGAACAGCACAAGAACAAGCAAGAGATATGCTTTACCAAAATGTAGTAGAAGCAATAAAGGAACTAAACACAAATGGGTAATAAAACACCACCACTTGTCATTCCCGTTGTCATTGACAGCACGGGTGTAGATAGAGGACTTAACAATGTCAATAATCGACTCCGTAGGGGTGTTGGTGGTGGCATGGGTGGTGGAGGTGGAGGGTTCGGTAGTGGTGGTGGAGCAGCATTAGGTGTTGCTGCTGCTGCGGGTGGTTTGGGTGCGGGTGTTGCTTTAGGAGCAAGAGGTGGTGGTGGTGGATTTACACCAACAACTAAAGCAGCATCTATGTCTGATTTTCGTAGAACTATGGAAGCGAGAAGTGCTGCGTTCCTAAGATCACAAAATAAAGGTAAAGCATCTTATGGATCATCGTTTGACTCTTATGGTCGTGCTATATTAGATAGATTTGAGTTAGATCCTGTAAGTGAAAGAGCGGAAGCAATTGCTGGCGCACACGCCAGAGTAAGTAGAGCAGCGGCAAATAGAGAAAGACTACGAGCAGCAGCAACTCGTCGTAAGTTTGGTAAAATGCTTGGTCGAGTTGGTGGAGCAGGAAGTGCTGTAGGAGCGGGGTTGGGTCAACTTGGTGGTGCGCTTGCTACAGCAAGAGGTTTAGCGGGTATGGGTGTTGCTGGTATTTCTGCTGCTGCTGTTGCTGGTGGGACTGTAGGATTTCTTAAGAATATGCCGAGTATAGCAGATCCCGAATCAGTAATTGGTAGTCCATTCTATGGTCAGTTGCGTAAAACCACAAACTTCTTTGCTCAACAACCAAAAAGACTTGGATTTGGTCAAGGGATTATTGCTGGAGCAAATGCGTTAGGAGGATCAAACTCAAAACTAAACCAACTTGGCGCAGGAACACAAGGAATGATTGAAAAAATAGGTATGATGGTTGGACTTCATGTTGAAAGTATGATGACTGATCCAATAAACTACGTTGGTAATGCTCTTGGTGTAGAATCCAGTAGACAAATAATGCGTAAGGCGATTTTGAAAGGATTACAAAACTAATGGCAACACCACTACTTACAACAGCAAACTATCTTGCTTATTTACAAGATACATCATTTAGTGTTGGTGATATTGATACACCAACAACTGTTACTGAAACTTGGTTGATCACAAAGAAACCAGAAACAGGAGTTACTCGGTTCTTTGCGCTTGCTCCTGAAGCAGCAACAGCAGGAGAAGGACGTTTTGGTTCACTTGCTACTGAACGAGTCGTTCCATATATTGGTTTGACTTACGAAGATTGGGTAATAGGAACTAGTGCTGTGGCAAGAAACCCTGCCATGAGTGTTGGT